GCCACGTAGGCGTTTAACCACCAATACGGAACTGCTGCTTGCCCACCACCGCGAAGGTTGGCGTCATCGAGCTGGGTGTAGACGTAGTACGACATCAGGTAGGTGGTCGAAGAGTCCGGCACGGGCCACAACGTAATCGTTGGGCTGAGCGCCCGGTTGTACCAGTACGAGGTTGGAAACCCCTCCTGAGTAGGATTGGCGAGCGACGCGTAGTCGGTGCGCGAGAACGCGGTGATCAAGCGGTTCTGCCCGCTCTGACCGTTGTTGGGAGCGACATAGACGTCCAGCAGTGAGACCGTGTTGGCGGGCAAGCTGTAAGTCGGACTTCCAGCTGTTAGCGGTTGCTGAACCAGCTCCACTGAGCTCCAGAGAATACCGTCAGCTGCCCAGTCTGACTGGAGCAGGTTGGCTTCCATGTAGACGTCGTCCATATGCTGGGACGTCAGCATGGTGCGCTTGACCCCGCAACGCGCGAAGGCGAGGAGGGCCATGGAACCCAGGGATGGGTTGAAGCTGTAGCTGTCAGATGTTGCCATTACACCAACCGCCAGATTTGACCTTGGATGTAGTTATCCCCGCCCATGATCGTGCCGTTCTTCGAAATGGTGACACCGTCCGCGTCCGGACCACCAAGAATCGTATAGCCATCCAGGAGGCTCCAACGGAAGGCAACGTTGTCGGTGTAGTTAGTCTGGGCAGCGATACCAACCAGGGCTGAGCCATCCCCAGAACAGACGCGAACCTGAACGTTCGAGCGCGCACCGGGCGCTACGCCAATATCGACCATGCCAGTACCCGCAGTCCAGCGGAAGCCGTGGTTGGTCGCACCCGTCGACACACCGACGATCACCGATCCATCGTTGGAGCAGCCCGTGGCGTAAGACGTGGTGTCGCCCGGGAGAGCGCCAATACTGGTTCGGACACCCTCTCTCCAATAACAAGCTTGGTAGTCGCTGAAGTTCGTACCGTTGTAGCCAACCACGACTGAACCGTCTGTCGAGCAGTTATAAGCACCAGCCACGCCCGTGCTGGCCAAAACGGTCATTCCGCCGCTGACCCAAACAAAGGCTTCGTAGAGACTTCCGTCAGGTGTTCTGAAGCCCACCACGATTGAGCCGTCTGCCGAGCAGCCTGAAGCCTGAGAGTAGGCTGGGTTTTTGTAGGTCGGGGTGAGGTCGGTCACCGTCCAATTGTTCGGACCACCGCGCCAAACCGCAGCGTGCTGATAGTTGTCGGTAGAGCTGTAGCCCGCGTACCCCACAACCGTCGTGGCGTCTTGGTTGGCACTTCCCATACCAGCAAACGTGCCGTTATTGAGGAGCGGGAGGAACGAGGTGTAGCCTCCGGCTTGCGTCCACGTGTAGAGGACCTGGTTCTGCCCAGGCGAGGTGTTGAAGCCCACGAAGGTCGCACCATCGTACGACATGCCGTAGATATTGGCCTTGGTCCAGCCTGAGAACAGCGGAACAGTCGTGGTCTGAACACCCGGGACCGCCCGAATGGAAAGGCTACCCGCACCAGCCAGCTGGGGGCGTGCCTGCATCCGCTGGATCGTATTGAGCAACAGACGGCTCGATCCGGCGAAGAGCGGCGGCGTGCCTCCTGACGTCGGATTGATGAGCCCTCCGCCACCCAAGCCTGGGAAGGCGAAGAGCCCAGTTCCGTATCGCAGTCCGGTAGCTGTGTTGATGAGGCCGGGCATAGACCCTTACATGTCTGCCTGAATGGCCGTGAGGGTCACTGTACCGGTGCCCGAGTTGAGCAGCAGCTGGACCACAAACGGGATGTAGGCATAGTTGCTCTGGGACGAGCCGGTCTGGCTCACCATGTTGGCAGTGTCTGGGTGGTTGAGCCAGGTCACCGCAGCGTAACCGATCGCGTTCGGGTTGTCGAGCGACTGACGCACCGTCCAGTTGACGGTTCCGCTCGCCGAAACCTGGAGCGACGTCGGACCAGGCGCAAACGTGTCCAAGAAGATCGGGCGGCTGGAACCGACACCATTGGTGCCGACTGTAACCGCGCCCGCCTGGGCCTTGTTGACCGCAATACGCGTCACGGTCTTGTAGTCGTAGACCGACTGGGCTGTGGCTGGGTTGTTCACCCCTGCGATCGTCTCAGAGATTGCGTTGCCGTTCCAATCCGTGCCGTAGAGCGTCCAGATTGTGCCATTGGTGGCTTCGGCTCCGGCCGGGGTGAAGAGCACTCGACGTGCCGTGTCGAGAACCGCTACACCGTTGGTGACGGTCGTGCCGTTAAGGGTCAGGTTGCCTGCTGCACCTGGGGTCTGGGACTGGGCAATGTTGTTGGCGGAGGCAGCGGCCAGCGGTCCAACAGTAACTGAGCGTGGGAGCATTGTGCGTGCCTCTTACGTAATGGCGTTGTACTGCGCCGTCTTGTCGGTGAGCGCCGCCAAGATTGGCTTGGTGCTCGGGTGAGTATAGTCCGGGCTGTAGGTGTTGCTGACCGTGGTACCCGAAGCGTGGGCTTTGGCGTTGATGCCACCAAAGTTACCCGGCCCCAGGTACGGGTTGGCAAACACGAAGCTGACCGTGAACGGACCAGCCCCGGTAATCGACATGGCCCAGGGGCTGCCTTGAGCCGCTGGATTGTCCACGTTGGTCACACCTGGCTCAAACACCAGGTTGTCGTACTGGGTGGGCGAAGCTGCCACGCTACACGAGTTCTGGCTGGCATTGAGCGTCGCCGACAGCGTCGAGGTGTAGGTCGGGGCCTTCCACTTCCAGGTCGTGGTGGTGTCCGCGCAGTAGGAGTTGAAATCGAATAGCGAATCGAACTGCCCATTCGCCACCTTGGCGGGCAGGTTCGTGGTGTTCATGATGTCGCGGGACTCACCCGCGCCAAAGCCATAACCGTCGCTCGGGAAGCCGTTCGCCACCGTGGCCTGGGTCCAATATGGCGTCATGACCGACTGGTTGGTCGCCATCCACAGGTTGGTGGTGTTGGTGTGATCGTTGTTCTCGTTGTTGCGTGGCGTAATAGTGTGCGCCCCGACCCAACGGATGCCCGCCGCCCGGAGCTTCGCCACCAGCGCGGTGATGTTCGAATCGATGGTGGAGACCTGCGTCGCGAAAGCAATGTCGTTGGAGCCGAACTGCAGGTCAGCCAGCGTAAAGCGGTGGTAGATCGAGCTGCAGAGCGTCGAGTTCAGCTGCATCGCGTAAGTACGACCGCCCTGACCCATACAGGTCCAGGGCAGGTTGCTGGCATTGGCAGCGCGCTTCTGCAGACCACCACCGCCAATCATGAAGCCCTCGCCCGTGATGTCATCCTGGCGGAACGCGATGCTGTCGCCCGCGATCAGCAGGCTCTTGAAGGTGGACGGCATCACCGAAATGGCATAATTCGGGAAGCTCATGAAAGCGAACTGGAGGTTCGACGAGCCCGCGACCATAGTGCCCGTACCGTCGATGTCGTCGGTCCAGCCATCAGCCAGGACCCAGGTCTGCGAGGCGTCCCAGGTCTGACCAGCACTTGCGGTGGCGATGTTGGTGGTATTGCTGGTCTGCACCACCCGGAAGTCGATGAACCCATTGACCGGGAACGAGGCCAGTCCAAACTGGGCGGGTGTCATCTTGTCCAGCGGGTACTCCACCGCGCTGGACGGGATGGTGAACGAGCGGTTGCCCGCCACGGTGACCGGGACTGAGTTACCGACCAGAACGCCTGCGGAGTTGTAGCAGACGCAGGCCGCCTTGATCACGTTGATGGGGTTGTTGTTGTAGATCGTCTCGGGCGTTGCCGCTATGGCGTTGATACGCCACTGATTGTAAATCCAGGTCAGGTCGGGCGGGACAACCGGCCCAAATCCATAGCGCTTGCGGCCCTTCCAGTTGGGGCGCGCTACTGAATTGACAGTCGAGTTGGCGGTGTTGATGTACCCGCCACGAAGGACGGCGTAGCCGGGCTTAGAACCGCCCAGAACCGTCAGAAGCTGACGACGCGATGCCATTTACGCCCCATCGCCGACCAGGAGCATGTTACCATCGCTCACCGCCATAACGCCGATGACCGACCCCTGTCCTGACGTACCGGTGTAGGAATGGGGATTGGTGATGGTCGCGCCTGTACCCGCTGCCACGGTCACTACGTTCGCGGTGGCCTGGACGATAAGGCAGAAGAAGTCGGCCGTGACGGTCGACCCGAAGGTCAGGGTAATGGGGGAGTTGGCGAGGCAAACCAACGTCGCACCGTTGTAGGTGCCGTCGTTGATGACCATGCTGCCGGTTACGGTGACGTTGGGGTAGTACTGTGGCAAGGGAGCTCCTCCTCAACAGCGAGGCTTGCGGTCCGCCCGGCCTCCAGCGGCCTTCCCCTCGACAGCGATGCCCGGAAACTTCCGCTTCACCTTGGCCTTGATTCGGGCCTGTAGTTCCGGTGAAGCATGCTGAGCCGCACGAGCCAAGGCGTTCCGGGCGTGGGACGCATCCTCGATTGGATACGAGCGATCAGGCCCCGCGAAAGCGGAGCCTGGAAGCTTGTTGCGGCCTTTGCTGGTCAGCTGGGCCATTGAGGCTACCCCTTACGGGTTGGCGACGTTCTCGCCTTTGTGGGCGTCGGCTTCCGTGCCAGCCTCTTCCATCGGAAGCTTCTTGGTGTTGGCAGCCGAGCTAAGCGGACGCTTGTCCGCACCCACGGCACCACCACGAGCACGGGCCGGAACAGCGCCACCGCGTGCGCGGCGGTCGCCCTTCTTCTTGTGCTCTTCGCCTTCGCCATGGTGAACGCGACCACCGCGCTTGCGCTCTTCAGCTTCCTTCAGGACATTCGAGCCACCGCCAGCATAGACAACCTTGCCACCGGTAGCGCGCTTCATGTGACGTGAACGAGACATATTGTTCAGTTCCCTTCATAAGGGCAACCCGGATCCGTGGGCTCGGGTGGGAGAAGGAAGCCTGCTCCCACTCAGGGTAGATTTCAGCGCTCGGTAGCCACCATCAGGTAGTCCACCGACATGGTGTTCGCAGCCGCCGTACCGTTGGCGACGGCAATCGACACGGTCAAAGCCGCACCGGTCGGGAAGTTCGTGGCAACCATCTGCCCGATGTTCACGTCGTTGAAGTAGAGGTAGATCAGCGACGAGTTGGGGCTGTAGTGCACACCGCAGGTGGCGAAGGTGTCGTCCGCCATGGTGCCGATCGCCTTGGTCGTGCCGGTGGACGACTTGAAGGCAGCGGCGTTGAGCGTTGTGGCGGCAGCGGGTTTGGAGAAGAAGAGCCCGTCGCTGACGGCCAACGGCGTGGTGTCGATCACCTGCAGGCCGATGACGGCTGCGGCGTTGGTGGCGTTCGACAACTTGAAGCGCGCCTTGATCCAGCACGCCTTGGTGGCGTCCACTGCGAAGGTAGCGGTGGCAAGCTGAATGGCGTTCAGGTCGTTGTTGGCGGCGGAGTTGACGAGAGCGAGCCAACCGCCATCACCCGTGGCAAGGCCCTGCGTCGCGCCAGCCTGGGTCTCGGTGACCGTCCAGTCCGCAGCCGTGAAAGTGTCAAAGTCGCTGAACCATTGATGGTTCTTGGCCGGGTCCATCGCGGTGTAGCTCGACAAAGCCGAGTCGACCGCCGCGTTGGTAATTCCAGCAGGGAGAACTGTGGTGGCCATAGCCGTTCAGGTCCTTGTTGTACCTATGGATAAACCGGAGGAGTCACGAAGACTCCCCCGGTCAGTTGTCCCACCTGGCAGGGGGAGGAGGCGAACCTGCCAGGCGAGCACACAATGGACCTTCTTACGAGGTCGGAGCCGTGCCCCACAGAGCGCGCGGGTCGTTGTAGTTGAACGAGTAGCGCTCCCAGGCCTTGACGAGCAGGTTGTCCGTCGTGAAGTCGACCTGCATGTCGATCTCGAACGGCTCACGCTCCAGGTAGAGCAAGCCCGGCTGGTCGGTCTTGATGTACCAGGGATACGGAGAGGTGAAGAACACGTTCTTCACGTACTCGGTGATGCCCCCGGCGACCGTCGGGATGACGTTCGGGTCGTTCTGCGCGGTGCCCGGACGGAGCTCAGCGCGCAGCAAGCGCAGCGCCACCGGCTCGTTGTTCGGGTGGATGATGAGGGTCTTGCCCGTCGCCATCATGCGCAGGCCCGCGTTGTCGTAGAAGCCGGTCTGAATCGAGATCATGCCGTTGAGCAGCGCTGATTCGTTCAGGTCGACGTCCACAGCCGGACGGTTCGCCCAGGTCGTCGGACCCGAGCCACCAGCCGGAAGCGGGTGAGCCGTGTTCAGCAGGGAGACGCCGTCGCCGCCCACCGTGCTGTCATAAGTGGTGGCGTTGTTGAACACCGCTGCGCCGTAGATCTCCTTGGTCTGAGCGAACGAGCGCTGCAGGCCGAGGTTCGAAGGCCGGAACTGGGCCTTGTAGAGGTTGTCGGCGATGGTGTTGCGGGTGATGGCGTAGCCCAGGCCGATACCAGTGTGCAGCTGGTTGTAGACGAAGACCTCGCCAGCGTTGTTGTCGAAGAAGGTCTGCCCACCGTCAACCTTGAGTTGGGCGAGCGGCAGGAAGCGCATCGAAGCCGTGCGCTCCTGGGCCATCTCAGACTTGCCCTGGTCGAACAGACGCGGCCAGATCGACGGCCACTGCTTGTACTCACCAGTGACACCCCGGAGACCGGGGAGCAGGAGGTCACGGATGGCTGCGACGTTGATTGCCATGGTCTTAGACCCCCAGGAGAGCTTTGTACTGTTGATTGTTGAACGCCACGATCACGTTGTTGTACGCGGTCGTGATGTCGGTGCCGTTCGCACCTGGCGGATTGGTGAGAACGTTCACCACCTTGAACGGAAGGGTGTTGGTCGTCGTCGGGGTTGCCAGCGACATGCCGGAGATTCCGGTGGTCGTGTTGCCCGTCGGACCGGCCGTGATATCGGCAGTTTGGCCGATAGCAGCCTGGGTGATCGGACCGGCCGTGGCCTGAACCTTCCACTGGCTGTTCGGATCGTCGCAGACATAAGCCTCGACGTCGCCTGTGGCGTCTGAGCCCGGCCAGTAGCGCGACCAGCGAACCTGCTGGAGGCTGGTGCTGAAGTACTTGCACCCAAGGAAGATGCCGACGAGGATGCGGGTGGCGGTGCCACCGTCGCCGTTCGCCCACTGCTCGATGTAGCCGGTGGGGCCAGCGGAGTTCATGCGCACCGCGTCACCGTAGAAGATGGCGGTGGCGTAGCCCGCAGCGATGCGGTACGGGGTATTGCCGACTTGCGAGAAGTTTGGCGGGCCAGAGGCCGTACCAATCTGCGAGAAGCCGAAGGGGCCTTGAATATTGGCCATAGGTAGTCCTTGCTCTCGACCTGCCTTTGACTGCGCCAGCGCGGGGCAGAAGATCGGTCCGGGAGTTTGAAGCTACCGCAGCGCGCGGTGCTGGTGTTTTGCGCGGATGTTTGCCGTTTGTGCCCAGCAAGGGCTTCGGCAGGGAATCGATCAACTCGGAAGCCCGAACCGGGAAAGCTGCTCTAGAGCTTCGAGTCGCGTCGGTGTCGATTTCGATCGCCACCGGAATCGGTAAGTGTTACTTACGCGTATAAGACAAGCGCCATACCGGTGTCAAGCACCCCGGTAAACTGTCAATTAAGCGGACCGGTATTTCGCGCGATGATCAGCTCGCGGAGGCTCTCAAAATCAACCGGGTTGAAGAGCACCTCGACGCCACTGGGCGTCCGGCACTCCCGGATTGGACCGGCATAGATGATCTCGGTGTCTTTGATGACGACACAGATGCCAGGCTGAATGGCGTTGCAGGAGACAGCCTGGAACTGAGCGGGTCCAACCTCGTCGGTATCTGTAAACGTCATTGATTCAGCCGTTGTACGAGCAACATGGCAGCAGGCTCCTCAAAGACAATCGCCACGTGATTACCAGCGCCGTCAATTATACGCCAGCTAATCCCGCGCACCGCGTTGTAGGGGACAGCGTGGAAAGGCTGGACTGGGGGACGAGCGGCAAAATACTCTGCCACCCGTTGTGCCCAGTGCTCATCCTCTCCGCTCATGAACGAGCATACCGCTCGAACAGGTCGGGTGCCAACCGCTTGCGAGGAATCGCCACTCGCGTACCCTCTTCTGCCAAGACGTCCACGATCATCGCCCGCAGATAAGCTGCGGGCGTGACGTTGTTGGCAATGGCGACTGCCTTGAAGTGGGCGAGCTCAGTCTTGGTGAGCCAAGTCGCCACCGGTACGTGGTCGTCGTCGTAGTTGCGCTTGGCCATCCCCCCTCACTCCTCGATCGCGACCATCCGGCCGATTTCCTTCTGCACGCCGATCTTCAGACCGGGGTGCTCGCGGGTCAGCTCGCCCTTTGGTGTCATACCCAGGCGCTGCTCCGCCTCGCGGACCTGGCGCTTCGCCAGGGTACGGGCCTCAGCACGGGCTTCCTTGGTGAGCTCCTCGGGACGCTCCATCAGAATCTGCCCGCCCTTGATGATGTAGGGCTCGTTGTAGCCGGGCGGCACCCAGTTCGGATGGCGCTTCGGGTCGACAGGCTCCCAGCCCTGCTCGCGCATCTGGGCAATGTAGAACGGGTTCTGCTCACCCATGACCGTCCAACGCTTCCACTCGTAGGACGAGCCCTCTGGAATCTCGTCGACCGGGAGGAAAAAGATGTCCTCGCTGATCAGCGACTTCTTCCGACGGGAGCGGGGCTTGGCGTGCTCAGGGGCATGCTGAGCCGGGCGGACGCTACGAGCTGCAGTGTGCAGCTTCACACGTGGGATGGACTTCCGAGGTGCGGGAGCTTCTACTTCCTCCATGACCTCGCCACGCTCTCCAGCGTGCTCGAACTCGGGCTCTTCCTCAACAACCTGTTGGG